ACATTTTCTTCATATCCCAAATATGCCCTTGGGATTTTAAGTGCAGCGAATAATTTATTTTTTAAGTAATCAATATCCTCTATTGCAGTATATTCTAAACCAGAAAGATTTTCAATTTCAGTACCACTATCTGAACCCCGTACAGGAAGATAAAAATCTTCTGTTAGGTTTTGCATATTGTATTTTAAATTATAATCACCGGAATTTTTATCTAAAAATGGAATTTTCTTCATTTTATTGATAATACGTTGCATATAGTTATCAACTTCAGTCGGTTTGATGTTACCAATATCAATTTTGAATACACGTTTTTCAGGTGCTCTCATAATTCTGTGAATTAACATTGCATCTTCCATAAGTGATAGTTGTTTCCACAAACGTCTACCATTTTCAATCATTGCTTTACCGTATGGTAGCCAGTTGGTATCTGAAAGTAATCTGAAATGTGCCATTTCATAACTATCATATTTATTTTTGCCGTTTGGATCTTCTGTAACTGTAAATGTAACTGTATGCGGATTTGTTGGATCAGCCATTTCAATACGTTCCGTATTATAGACTGAATGTGGTGTAACGTTCACAATACCTTTACCTTCTGCAACTTCCAATCCTAAAAAGAAATCACCATATTTACACATATTACGAACCCAAGGCCATAAATTAAACTCAACATTCAATATATCGTAAAATAAGTTAGTTAAAAGTGATTGAACCTTTTCATTACTTGAATTTATTGTTAAAATATCACCATATTCGTTTTTTAATGTGGATTCATCAGCATATATATCCAATGCCGATGCTATAATCGGGTCATTATCCATTGCATCAAAATCTCTAAAGACTTCCCTACGTACCTGTTGGTATGCCATTGATTGTGCCCCACCAGATTGTTCGTAGAATGATTTTTGTATTTTTGTGTACCTATCTCGTAACGATGATAGATTCGTCTGTTGCTTTTCATCAGTATCATAAACTTGACGTTTACCATCCTTATCTATCGTTACGATAGCTTTAGCTTGGAAAAGTTTTTTTAATCGTGTGAAAAATTGCGTATCTGCCATTTATTTGTATTTTTGTTGTTTACCTATATATCCTATAAATATATATATTTTTTATTTGAGTGTTTTTTAACGAAGTTTAAATTAACCAGGATAAATCTTCGTCCTCTCCATTTATTTTCATTTTCCAAGGGTCTATATCAGGACCGGCTCCTGTGTAAATTCCTGATTCAGTTGTTTCTTGTGATATACCACCGATTGCCGACTTGGTTAAATCAACACCCTCTTGTCTTAATCGTAATGCAGTATCACGTACCCATAATCCAATTGCCAATGACATTGTTAAATCATCATTAAAACCCCTCATTGCTTCTGCCCGATTTCCACTCCAGATAAAGGTTTCCAATTCATTGATACATCGCATTGAGCGTATTGTTACCGATTTTTCTCTGAAATATAAATCTAATTTGGATATAATAAGTGGTCTGGTTTTTGTTGTAGTTGCAAAACCTGCCACCAATCCTTTATCATCTGCTCTATATTTGTTATTTATCTGTCGTTGAGTATCAACATACTTCAAATCCTTACTCATATAGAATAAATTTTGATAATCCCTATCTATTATTTGTTGAATTACTGCCCAACCGATATTTGCGTTCTCAACAACCAATAATGCCTCGTTATAATCAGTTGCAAGGGAAACTAAGAAGTTTCCATAATCTTTTGTTGATAACTTACCTTTATATTCTGCTACTTGTGTGGCACTCTCTATATCAATCACATGGCAAGCAGAAAAATCGGCTGCATCTCCCCTTGATACATCAGCAACTACCATATAACTACGGTTGTAATCTGGATATTCCCACTTCCAAAGATTTCCATCAAAACCACCCTTTTCCATTGGTTCTTGAACAAATGTTTGCTTATAAAATTGTAACAACTCCGGTGCTATAACTGATTGACCCGATGATATAAAATCACAATTATGTGAAACAATACCATCTACATTAAAAATATTACCATTATTTACTTCTACTATATCATATAAATCTATTTTTGATTTATCTAATTCAATTGATATTACTGAAATTTTCTTTTTACTAGTACTATCAAGTAAACTACCGACTTTTAATTTATTTGCAAATATCTCTCTATCATTATAAATAAATGGATGTGTAGTTGAACATTTTAATATTTTTTTATTGGATAATTCAACTATATAATGTACATTTTTATTCAATTTTCTAATACCACCAAAGTTTTGATATCCTGCTGGTGTCATTATTTTATATCTTGTGTTTTTTCTAAAAGTATATGATTCCATTATATTTTCTTTCGTATAAATTTACAGTTGAGTATTTTCTCAATTTCATGTTGTCTAATTGTATCTTTTTTTCTTAATTTATTATTTTTATAATGATACGATTCATCAATTTCTAAAACTATATTTTTTTCTACATCATATGCATCTAAAAAATAACCCAGTTCTTTAATATAGTATTCACCTCCATTTTCTGCGTGTTGAAAATTATAATTATTTTCGTTTCCAAATCTTTCTATTATAGGGATTGAATTTATATTATATCTCGGTTGAATTTGTCCGTGTTGCTTTTCGATATATGTTATTGCAGATAATCGTTGTTGTTTTTTTGTTTTTTTAGTATGGGCTTTACCTAACCATGTTTTTTTTATTTCTGGGCAATATCTACAATTTTCATTCCATGTATATGTTCTGCCACACTTACACTTTAAAGAAGATATATCACAATTTCGCTCTACAATAAATTTTATTCTATATGAAAAATTATAACAGCCTTTATATTTACGCTGTTCTCTCATTACTTTTTCTAAAATTGAAGTATGAAAATAAATAGATTTATATAATTTTGGATTTTCTTTAATTAAGGTTCTATTTTTCGATTTACCATATAATGTTTTATAATACTCATTTTTTAACAATAATTTCTGTGTTTCTATTTTGGTATATAATTCTACTATTTGATTTAGTTGTTCATTTATTTTAGTCCAACTTTTTTTTACATAATTCATAATTTTTTATATTTATTACATTCACACTCTTGTATATAAATATAAAAAATTAAAGTTTTTGATACAAATCTTCGAGTTTTATATCAATGTTTTTTCCAGTTAAACTATCAAATACATTTACAGTAGATGCGCCCCACAAACAATCGCATTCTTGGGATGCTCCCTTTGCCCCAAGTTTTATTTCTTGTTCATCCCGCCAAGTTTGATCCCGTTCTGGATGAACCGACCAGTGTAATCGTATCGTATTAAATCCATTTTCATCTGGTCCTTGACCAGCATTAGTCCACGTTTTGTGAAACCAGTTCCCAACTCCGTTTGGTGTTGATAATACAATTGCATTACCCCCTGTTGATAGTGTAGATTGTGAAGAAACCCAAATATCTTCTATATTTTGAATAAATGCCGCTTCATCAAATACTAATAGTGATAGTGATTCTGAACGACCCGCATCACCACCTGATGATGTTGCCTTTATTTGTGAACCATTAGAATATCGTAAGGAAAGTTTATTATCTTCATCAGTGGTTTGCTTTAACCAGCTTGGTAGGTACTGATTCATAGTCCTTACCTTTGTCACCAAATTTTTAGCAACTTCTTGCTTTGTTGCGATAATTAAAACGTTAAAATCCTCATTGAATAACATTTTCCATAATGCAAAGCCAGCAACAAGTGTTGAAATACCAGTCTGCCTTGATTTAAGTACAATATTATACCTATGATCATTAAAATCTTCAAGTGTTGTTTCTTGAAAAGGAAAAAGTAAAAATGGAATCTTCCCACGTTGTGGGTGTTGTATAAGACAATATTTTTTCATGAAGTGAATCGGGTCTTGCGAACACTTTATATATTCCAGTTTAATTATATCCTTGAGCGTCGCCATATTATTCTCCTTTTTGTTTAGAATTGGTATATTTATGTATTAAATCTTCTTTTGATATAGAATTTTTTTCACGTTTTTGTTGGTTTTCATTAGCAGAAAGAACTTCTAAATTAACAAAAGAACCTATGATTTCTGGTTCGATATTTTCATTAAACCCATTTAAAATACTAAATTTATGGTCTAAATGATTACTATACAATCCTCTATTAAATATATATCCATATTTATTCCAATTTTGTTCTGTTATTAACAATACATTTCTTTTATATCTATACCAGTCTGTTCGGATTTGACGACTAGTCCAAACTCCATTATTTTCTTGGGTCTTTCTAATAGTGCTATCATAAAAATCTTCGTTTTTATTTTGATGATATTTTCCGTATTTTTCTATCATTTTGTTTTTATAATATACACTCATTAGTATAAATTCACAATTATATCGTTGTAATCTCGTTTTTATTGCAGATTTAATAATTTCTGGGTGCTTACTAACATTATCAACTCCATATTTATTTAATACAGTTTTTTTTCTCTTTTCTGTATTATTAAATGTAGTAGTACCGTATTTATTCAATGTTGTTTGTTTTCTTATAATATCCCAGTTTGAGGAATCTGACATTGCACATTTATGACTACAATATTTTTTAGTATCAATATCATTAACCACAAATTTATTGGTACAACTCTCATTTATACAACATTTTTCAATTTTTTTATATTTAGATATTCCAATATGTTGACATTTTATTGAACAATATTTTTTATTCTTATTTTGAGAATTAACTATCCAAATACTATCACATATTTTACATTTTTTACTCGCCATATTACCTCTTTCTCCTTAAACTAATTTTCCAATACATAGATGCCTCTATATATGGAGTTATACCAGTTTCTCCGTTGATATTTTGTGCTGATGCTCCAATACCCAACCCATATACCTTATCAGTTTTTGTAATAAATAACCCGTTGGCTGAAATGTGGTTGATAAACGATGGTCTATCAAATCCCATAGTGCCACCAACATATACCTTATTAACAGGTGGTTCTTTTACAGTTATGGTTTCGGTTATACTTGGATATTCAATGTCAAATCGCACATTTCGGGATAGTATCTTATTTTGTGAAATAGTATCACGTATATAAGCCATTCCCATTGAATCTATTTTAATTTCATCATTATATGCGTATTTCGCATAATAGTCGTTTAAAATGGCAAGTGTATCTACTTCCTGTGGGATTGGTTGTGGTATTGGTTCGGGTTGAACTGGAATATATACCGGAACTTCTACAACTGTATCAAGATATATAGTATCTCGTTTATGTGATAATAATTCGTATTCCGTACCGTTGATTTCTATATAATTTGTTAAATCAGTCGGCTTGGGTTGACATGCTCTCAATAACACAACTACCACAATTAGTGTGATAATTACCCAATTTTTTATAGAACTAAAGGTAATGCTCATACCGCTTCTCCTTAACTATTTCAAATGCGGCATTTCTAAGTACTTCCAAATCTTCTAATTCTTGTGTACCTGATTTTAACATTTTCTGTATATCAGATTGCATTTCTTCTACCGTCTGTGGCATATTCCAAGTTTCAGTCGTACCATCTTCATTTAAAAATTCGTGAACTTGTTTAGCTTCATCATGTGCCTGTTTCAGTTGTTCCAATTGAATTTTTCCATGCACCAACATACGTGTCCAAATTTTATAATTCTGATATTCCGTCCAAATTCCAGCGTGACGTATTTCTGTTTCTATTTCAGCAAGACAATTGATACAATATCCTGATTTTTTTATTAGTTTTGTATCCTTTTCTGATTTTCTTACTGTTTTACATTCTGTATTTTTACAAGTACTCTGTTCTTCTAAATAATCACGGATTTTTTGGAAGGCTTCCGAGTTTTTAGAGTTTTTAAGTACATATCCATCAAATTTTTCGTATTTGTGGTGTTCATCTTCCCAAGTATCACCAATTTTACGGGATTCCTGTGGTTTGGTCCAACCAACTTGTGAATTTTTATCATAATTGCCAGTCTTTACCATATCCGCCAACTTCCTGCGAGTTGGATGCATATATGATCTTTTAAATTCTTTTGCCATATTTCATTGTTATATATTAGGTATCTTTATTACATATACATATCACTAAAATATAAAAGCATAAAAAAACCCACCATTTTCATAGTGGGTTGTAAAAAGTATTTAAGAATTATTTTAAATATTTAGATTCGATGCATCATATTAGATACCCATTCATCCATCCTATTACGATAATCTACTTTATTTTTAGATAGTTTTTTTAGTTTAATTCGTAATGCATTTATATCCAATAGCATTGATTTATCTATTACTAAATTTCCCCGTTTACGGGTTTTACCAAACGCTGCCAATACCGATTTAAACACAAGCTTTACTTTTTTATTTGATTTTAATATCTGTGCCAATTCACCATCTGTAATGAATTTATAATTTATATCCAATTCTTGTATTTCATCTGAATTGGTCTTACTTGAAATTGATGTAAAACTTCCTTTATTTTTTAAATAGTACTGTTTAAATAAATATGATACCAATTCAATAAATTTCATATCAACCGATGTGGATTTAAACTCAATATCATAATTAGCATCATTTTTGATGAAACTAACAATATCGCGTAATATAATTTTTGTTTGGGAATCACTTTTCCTTTTTTCTGTTGTGAATCTACCTTTAGCAATCTTACGTGCATTTTGAGTATATAGTGGGTCTACAACTTTAACATTTGTGAACGTATTACCATCATTAAAACTAAATACAACTCCCTCAATTGGCTTACTTGTTCCAATATTTAGTGCCATATTTTTTAATTTCGGGTTTACGATTCCAATAATGTATGATGTAAATGATTCTGTTTTAAATTTGATAAATAAATCATCCCAATCTGCTAATAAGAAATCCTCTAATAGATTTTTCTGTTTTGCGGATAGTTTCCCATTAAATATAATAGGTGGTGGTGATGTTTTAAATATTTTAGCATATTTTACTAAACTATCTATATTCGTATCAGGTACACCAGAAGTAACTACATCGGTTAATATCAACCCATTTACTGGAACCAAATCATACACTATTGAACCAGGTGAGGAATTTGTGAAATATTCAAATCCAAAACGAATTCCCTCTGGAATTAAATCTAAATCTAACGATTCGATATGTGATATTGCGGATTCATAATACTTCATAACAGTTCGATCTACCATTGTTATAGGTGTTCTTTCATCACGTTTGAAAAATGACAATTTATTATTGTTTTTTTCAAATGCGAACCTCGAACCATCAATTTTTTCAGTTATATACACATTATTGGAAAATAACTTTAAAATAAAGTCATATCCATTTGAGTCGTATAAATCTTTAAGGTGTTGGAGTCCCAATGCCATAATATTATTGTTTTATATTTTAGTAAATATACAAAAACTAATTATCAATACCAAAGTTATTCTTTGATTTCTGATGGTAAGGGTAATTTAAGTTTTTGGATTGAATCTTTAAAATTACTTATTATTTGTGCCTTATACTTCTTATGTTTAAATCCACTTGAATTTAGTGTGGTATAAATGTCTTCAAATGAATTTAAATCACTTGTAGTATATGCTCCACCAAAAATGAATTTAACAATATCATTTGGTATGGTTGCGATTACTGAATCTGCTCCCTTTACTGGACTTGGATTTTTAGTTTTACCCATCTTACCCTCAAATGATTTTAATTGTTTAATCAATCCGGATTTTTGAGTTAATGAGTATTTACTGAATTCCTTTACCTCACCCTTATCCTTTCCGGTTTCGAAATAGGTATTTACATCACCGGTTTCAATATACTTGATAATCGAGTACATTAAAACATTTCTATATAGCCCCTTATATTTGGATTCATTATTTATGAAATTTGGCGAATGAAATATGAATTCAGTTAATTTCACGTTATCCGTAATCATCAAATCCACTTGACCGTAATCATCTGAATTGGGTATTGGATATAAAAATGAAACAATTCCTATTCCTGGCATATTTACCACTTTTTTAAACTTTGATTTTAGTTTATCATATATGAATTTTTGAACTTCATCAAATTTCAACTTATGAATACTACCAACCACCACACCATCAAAGGCAATATCTATATCTCCACAAAAATCACCAGATTTTTTTTTACCAGTTGACCCCAATGGTTTAATATCAGAATCTTTAATTTTAAATTCAGACTTCAATATCTTTGCAACATCACCATACATATCCATTGTATGTTCAGCAGGAATTGGTGAACCACCAGTAACCTTACCACTTTCTTTTAATGGTGTGGTTGGTAGTACAAATGATTCTAATTGTATATCTATATCATTTACCAAATCTTCTATACTTTCAAATTTATATTCAGGAGTTTTCTTTTGTGTCCAATTTGCAGTTCTCATTACAGTTTTAGCAATAAGTTTATTAGCCTGTTTTACAAATGGTATGTTAATTTTAGTTTTATCATCCTTTACCATAATCTCTTTATAATCATCAACGAATTTTAAGAACTCCTTCTTATGCTTTGATAATCTTTTAAAGAATCCAATCAATTCCGCCGTTGAAATTTCCTTTTTGTTTCTTGGGTCATTTAATCTTTCAAAAAAATGCCGGGTGAACTCAATATCTTCTGGACTCAATGTTTTATCTGCAAATGTTTCTACTGATTTTAAGTCTGATTTAGCCATTTCTGTCACATCTACTTCCTCTTTTAATCCACCTCTGTCAAATTTGGCTGAAAATTGTTGTAATTTATCAAATGCTTTGTGTGATTGTAATTTTCTTTGTTTTATCAACCGCATCACATCAAAATTCTTCATTCTCATATGATTATGTACGATAAAATGTATATCCTCGGTATTTCCACCAATTGATGTTATGAAGTTATCATATTTTTTAACAAGTTTTGAAGATGCGAATTCATGACCGTAATGTGTTACCGCACCGGTTTTTGGGTTTATACCGGATGTTTCATCCTTTCCAATATCATGGAAAATTGCTGCCAATGCCAAATCTATATCACCACTTTGTTTTAATGCACGTGTAACAACCGTTATAGTATGCTTTAGAACATTACCTTCTGGATGCCATTTAGGACTTTGAGCTATGTGCTTTAACGCAAATACCCGTTTCTGTAAATCACTTGGTAATTTATTAAATAGTTCCTTAAATGTTGTTATTTTAGTGTTCACTGGTATTTCTTCGTTTATAGTTTTATTTTCTTTTAAAAATTTACGAGTTTCTTCTTTTGAAATCCAAACTCCAATATCCCTACCCTTTATTTCTTTTGGTACATCATTCCCTTTTACAGTTGGTTTAAATTTTAAGAATTTTTTGAAATTCTGTCCCAATAGTTTACCAAATTCCTTTATTTGTGAATCTTTTACTGAACTTACCTTTTGTGCCTTTTTCAGTGACACAATATCCTTTGGGTCAAATTTAATAAGAGATTGTAAAAATGAGATATTCTTAATATCTGCTGCGGTGTATGTTATTTTGTTTAATTGTGATTCCAACTTTTCTTTTTTGTTATCACGTAGAATATACGACATTAATACGATATAATCAGAACAATCAACGTATGGTTTACTGATTTTAAGATTTGGGAATGTTAATGGTAAAAATTTAAGTTTTTCCATTAAATCTAAATATATTTTAGTAGATTTAGCAGATTCAACGGATTTCATAAATTCCATACGAATTCTTTCTGAACTTACATCTTTCAATGTTGGGTCCTTCTTAATAGCTAGTAATGTATCAGTTTCCATAGTACCACCCAACTTCACAGTAAATCTAACTGCTCTCAATTTTCGTAAATGATCCTCTTCAAATCTATCAGCGGCGTTACCAACGGTTTTAATTAATTTTTTCTTTAAATCTGCAATACCACCAACTAAATCTACTATCTCACCTCTATCAATATCATAGAATAGTGCGTTTACCGTTAAATCTCTACGCTTTACATCTCCCTGAATATCGGTGTAATCAATTCCATCTAATTTTCTACTCCCACCTATATCTTTTCTGAATTGGGTGACTTCCTCTCCCTCAATTACCACAGTTCCGTAAATTATATCAGTATCAACGTGTTTCAACCCCTCCTTATCACATATAGAAACCATTTCATGTGCTTTGGCATCCGTTGATAAATCAAAATCGTGTGGGCTTTGTCCTAATATAGCATCACGTACAGCCCCACCTACAATATACACTTTCTTACCGTGTTTTTTGAAAGCTTTTACAATCTTTTTAACATTTGATGGGATTGTAAGTTTTAATTTTTGTTGTGCTTCGTTTATCATTACTTCATGTATATGTTTAAATGAAACATCACCGAAATTACGAGTTGTTTGTAGTAACGTTGCAATTGGTTGATCCACTTGAACTACTGATATTTTAGCATTGTTATCTAATGCATATAATGCCAGTAATCGGTGATGTCCGTCTAAGATATAATAATCTTTTGAGATAATCAAGGGTTTTGATAAATTACTTACTTTTGTAGACATTAATGCCTTAATCTTATCAGGATTGATATCTTTTTGTGTTAAATTTAATTTTTTAACATAAATTTTTGAATATTTAACGGAAATTCCATTTTCTTTTAGAAATTCTATATATTTTTTAACATCATGTGATGCTATTTGTGGCATATCTTTTCGTGGTACACCTAAATTTTTAAATCCATCGGTTAAGCCTTCTGAAACAATTTCATTTGTTTTATTATTTTTTTTGTTGTATGAATCGGAATTCAATTCATCTTCAAAAATTACCTGGTTTTCAAATATATTTGGTGCTTTCTTTCCATATCTGAATGTAACTACCTTTTTTCCGTTTATTGTGGGCATTCCATGTTCATCCTTACCGATGGTTTTAACAACTGTTTTTTTATTTTTGAATTTACCCATAAGTAGCGTATCACCAATCTCAACTGGTAATGTTATAGATTCATTTAAATATAATTCAAATTCCGCTTCAATATCTCTATCCGCTTTTGCCATATCTACCGACATTTTTTTAATTTTCTCACCCCTCGCCTTTTGTAATTGTGTGGATAATACCGTATAGCCTGTTAATGATGCTTGTCTTGTTACGTGTTTATACCACTTTGTATATGCCCCATTAGCATATATATCAATTTGGTTGTTTGGTGTCATTTTACCGATAACTCCAGCAGGATAATATGAAACTGCCTTTACAGGACCATCTGGATAATCAGGATGCTCATAATAATCCTCAACTTCTTTAGTCATAATCATATCAAGAACATCATATCCTATCTGCTTTGCACGTTCTATTGACATTTTAGTAAATACCTTTAAATTTGGGAAAAATGCAGCAGGTCCATCATCTGCTTGACTAGGTCCGTTTATAGTTGCCTCATTTAATAACCATTCTTCAATGGTTTCCTTTTGGATTACAAACCCCTTGTTTAATTTTGAAGTGATTAAATTAAAAATACCTTTATCAAATTTATCATATACTCTAGTTTTGAAAAATTCATGTTGTTCTTCTGGTGTTCCGGATATTAGACCATTTCTAGCATCAGTTCCACTTATACCAAATCCCATAATAGGTACTATATAAATATAACCATGTTCACCATATCCATATTCCAAATTATTTTCAGCTGGTAAGAAATATTTTCCATTAAAACGGTTGGCATCCTTTTCACCGAGTACAGTAATGTACGCAGTTGTATCTTTATCAAAATTTGATAATACCTCTACTGGTTTATATGGATTTTTTACTTGAACGAATTTAGATTTCGGAATATCAAACATCGTAGTCGCAATCTGTTTCTTTTCTTTGAAATTAAACGGAGATTTTTTATTATCGGTGACATTGGATGTACCAATATAAACATTAGCTTTTCCGAATTTTTTAACTAACTTTTTGTAAACAGCATAGTGACCTTTATGCATAGGTTGGAAACGTCCTGAATAAATAACTACTTTATTTTTAATTTCGGTAGTATCTTCC